AGGACCAGAACGCCACCGATGTTCACGCCAACGACAGCAGCCGTGGCCGCGCTGGAGGCGATTTGCCACCGGACGTCGGTGCCAGGGGCATACGCGAACGGGAAGTGGCGCTGAACTTCGTAGAAGGTGTTGAACGGCGACTGTAGGATGATGCGCTGCACACCGGACGGGAAATTGATGATGGCCCGGTAGGTCGTATAGTTCGCGCTGTTGCCGTTGAAGGACGAATATGCGCTAAACCGATAGCCATACATCGAATAGCCGGCAGGGACGGTGTAGACAGCCATCTGCGACGTGCCGATGCTGCTCGTCACACCATTGATGGTCGCCGTGTTGATCTGAGCATAGATAACCGTGCCGCCCGTATTGGATAGCGTAATCACGCCGGAAGGATTGGTCGCACTGCCCGAGGAAACAGAGATATTGTTGATGCGGAAGTATTGGTTGACCGTCGGCACGTTAGTCGTGCCATTCAGAACAAGAACTTCGGAAATGGCGTTGTAGTTTGCATCCAGGCCGGAGATCGTAATCGAAGCGGTGTCGCCGGCCACGGTGCTGACAAGGTTCATGGTGATGGCAGAGGTCGGAAACACATAGTCCGTCGTGGACATGTTTTCCCAAGCCGTGCGGAACAGGCCGACGGTGGCCGGAGTCGTGCCATATCCGAAAACATTCAGCGGTGAATGGCCCGTAATCTGACCACGCGACACCTGAAGTTCGAAAGGCTCATAACGACCGACGCGGGTAATGGATTGATTGACGACGCCGACCATAATTTATCCTCTCAACACTTTACGTCCCAGCGTTTCAGCGCGAGATTGATCCTGCTATTCGGATCGTGCGCCGTCTTCGCTGAAGTAAGTTTCTCTTTCATGCCGCACATGCGGGTGCGAAAATTCTCACGGCGTTGCGCCGATTCTGGGCTGTGCTTGGCTTCAGACGCCGTAACCGGGCGCTTGATGTTGTGGCCTTCAGCCTTCAGTGAGGCCCGCCCGCGTTCATTAAGACCGCCAGCCGGGTTCTTGCCCTCTTTGCGTGTCCAAGCGCCTGACATGGCTTTCTCCAGATGGTTTACGGGGGCGCTAGGCCCCCGCATACCTTTGTTAGCCCATCGTTTCCGGCTCGACGTGACGGCCCTTGGCGGCCTCACCATGGCGAGCAGAGGTGAACGGGCTGGTGTCGGACGAGGCGCGGCCACCGGACTTGCGCGGCTTGCGACCGGCATGGTGCTTCGCGTGTTCGCCCTCAACGTGGCCGACATGCTTCATGTGATGAAGCTTGCCACCATGTTTGCGCTTGGCGCGACCACCGTGCTTCTTTTCGTGCATGGCTTCCGCCTCGCCGAAAATCTTGTGGGCGTTGCTGCGCTGCTCCGGCTTGTCCTTGAGATCTTTCTCGGCTTCGTTGTAGCCAGAGGTAGCAGCCTCGTGGCCCTTGCCGGTGCCGACGATGTCGTCCTCAACCTTCCCGCCAGCCTTGCGCGCCTTGCGAGCATGATGGACACCATGGTGCGCCAGTTCATGCACGCCGTGGTGAGCGGTGTGATGGGCGACGTGGTGAGCAGAATGCTTCACGCCGTGATGCTCTTTATGACCCTTCATGGGTGCCTCCTATTACGACGCGAGGTTGATGCCCTGGAGATAGAAGACGGTAAGCGTCCCTACGCCAGAGCCGGTGTTGGTCGAGGTGATTTGGATTTTGATGTCGGTATTGCCGACATTGTCCCAGTTAGCGATTTGCGTGGAACCAGTCCCAGGCAGGATCGTCAACTGGCCCAAGGCGCTTGCCGTCACCGCACCGGCAGCAGTCAGCGCCGTGGCAGAAGCCGTGGTGCCGATACCGAGAGTCGATGCCGCGCCGGTCCAGGCCGTAGTCACCATCAGATAGATATCGGTGATCTGGCTCTGTGCCGGGATGACGATGTTAGTAACGCCGCTCGCCTGGGTGACGACAACCGACTGCGCCATGTTGGCATAGCCGAGGTTCGCCGAACCAGTCGTTTCGCCAACGCCAGCAAGGTTGCCGGTGCCATCGCTCGCCACGACGTTGCCAGCCACAAGAGGACCGGTGAAGGTCGAGGCCGGCCAGATCGGGCTTCCGTTGGCGTTCGGATAAACGCCGCCATTAATATCCATGAGAGTTCTCCTTTCCAAACAATCCCCGCCCGTTTAAGGGCGAGGATTTTATGTCGTTACGAGGTCGGGAAGGAACCCCAGATCGAACGCCAATTATAATAGCCGAAACTATAACGTTCGTAGCCTTTCACCAAGAGGTTGTCTGTGACAAAGTCCACTTGCATGTCGGTTTCGAACTTCACACGTTCCATGTAGGACAAACCGTCGATGTTCGTCAGCAGGAACCAAGCATACGGCGACGTCAAGAAGTCGTTGACCATGTAACCTTCCGGCAAGCCGCCGGCAGTGGTCAAGATCGCATTGACATCGTTGTCAGCCGTGCCGGGGCGAAGTTCCGTCTTGGTCAGACGGATCGCAACCGGTTCCAACTGCGGCGGCACAACCAGCTTGCGGCCACGGGCGAAGACCTTCAGGCCAGCCATGTCCTTGAAGTTGGTGCGGATGCTGATCATGCCGTTCAGCAGGGTCGCCTCATTCAAGTCAACGTCAGTCGTCGGGCGGTTCGCAACGGTGTTGCCGTCAATCGGGTGCGCCGTCGAACACAGGGACACACCGTCACCGCCGACGTTGGCGTTGTAGGTGGTGGCGGTGTTCAGGATGTTCGCGCCATAGATTTCCTTGGTCTGCTGAAAGGATTCAATCAGGCCGAGGTTCGACGGGTGGAACTGGGTCTTGTAGAGGTTGTCGTCCACTGCCTTGCGGGTGATGGCGTAACCAAGGGCAATTTCAGAATGCTCTTGGTTGTAGACAAACCGCTCACCAGCGCCGTTGTCGAAGGAGGTCTGGCCACCTTCAGTCTTCAACTGCGCGAGGCCGAGGAACCGCATTTCGGCGGTGCGTTCGAGAGCCAGTTTCGAGTCGTGCTTCGTGAAGATCCGGTCGTATTGCGACGGGATCATCTCGTATTTGCCTTCAATGCCACGCAAGCCCGGCAGGAGAAGGTCTTTAATCGCTGAAAGATTGACAGCCATTGGTGCCTACTCCCTGTTAGATGCCGGCCACGCCAGACTTCATCGCCATCGTATTGAAGGCAACAACAATCCGGTTGTAGGCAGAGGTGAAGTCATTGCCGTTGATGCTCTGGAGCGGGTTGGACCCGTCGGGAGTGTAGTTGGCAAGGGCGATGACGCGGAACGGCAGGGTGGCGCTGGTGCCGCCCGGCGTGGTCAGCGTGTATTGGTCCGCGTAGGCGGTGGACAGGCCGGTGGACACGTTGCCAGGGGTCGTCCCGAGGGTGTTCGTGTTGGTGCCGGTGCCGGTGCCGTAGGCGAAGCCGATGTTCTGGCCGATGGCAGAAACGCCAACCGCAGTGGCGGTCGTGTTGCTGTTGGCGGTCTGAACAAGGAACTGAGCGTTCGGATCCGTGATGACGTAAGCAGTCACCGCAGCGGCGGTGTTCACGTCGCCAACGCCGGGGAAGTAGTTCGACCACACGGTGCGCTTCTGCGAAACCGACAGGTATTTGCAGCCGGCAAAGATGCCGATCATGCTACCAGCGGCGGCGGCATTGGCCGAGGTGGTGCTGTTGGTGCCGACCTGACAGATGTAGCCCGTCGAAAGCTGCGCCACCGGGTCACCCGAGAAAATCTGCGGGTTGGTAGAGTTGGTGGACGAAATCGCAAGCTGCACTTGCTCATAGGTCGGGGACGAACCGGTCCCAGAATACTGCGAAAAACCGAAAGGCGCGTTTGTATTCGCCATGACGGGTTCTCCTTCATAAAAGGAGGCTCCATCATCGCACACCGGGGCGATGGGAAACCGGGTGATAACTAATACCAAACACCCCGAGGCATTTGGGAGGGATAAACCCTGCTGCTCGTCAACATACACAAGTCAAAACGCAAATAAAAGGGCTTTTTACGGCCCTTTTACTTCGTGTGTTCTTACTCGTCGGCAGGAATGGCAATCGGCGAGTAGCTTTTGTTGATTTTCGGTCGAACCTGGGCGTGATCGCGCCCGAATTGACCGTCAGGTGCGGAGTTAAGTTGCTCCTCCTTCTGCCGAACCTGATTGCGTGCCACCTTCTTTTCGATCTGGCGCACTTCGTCAGTGATTTCCTTCGGTCGCTCCATCAGGACCATGCCCTTGCGAGACACAACGCCTTTGGAACCGATGGGCATCATTTCAGGGTGTCGGCTTGCATCGACGGCTTCCCACCCCTTGCGAGCCAAGGCGACCTGATACGCGGGGTCTTCCTGGCCGAGGATGGTGTTGCGCTTCCATTCATACGTCCAGCCGTCAGGGACGAGGTGTGGCGGGATAAAAAACTCGTCAGTGCCTTCATCCATGTCGCCAATGTTGCCGCGCAGTTCGGCGGCTCGACGTGCGGCACGTGCGCGAGGGTCTTCATCACGCATAGCCTGTCGCATGGCAGCACGTTGCGGCGCGTCGGGAACCTTGATGTCGGTCACAACCGGCGCGTCGGCAGTTTCAGGTGTTTCAAGCGCCTGTTGCAGGACGCTTTTGGGCGCGGATTTCATCGCACGCCGTGTAATTGAACCACTCATGTTCTATCCTTTCAGTGGATTTTGCCTTCACGCTTCAGCTTCAGCTTTTCTTTCCCGTATTCTTCGGGCGTCATCTTCATCATGCTCGCCATTTCGCGTTCTTCGGCACTCAGACGGACGACCGTTTGCCGGTCGCTGGATGATTGACGGCTGACGGGTGCCGCTGCCGGCGCTGCGTTGGGCGAAACACGCTGTTGCGTGACTTTTGCGGTCTGTTCCATTGGCGTTTCAGCCTGGGTTGCCGCCGCGCCACGGTTGATCTTCAGGGTGCTTTCGACCTCGGCAAAGTATGCGTCAGTGTCCGGCTGGATGCCGTCTGCAACAGCAAGGTTGTGTGCGTTGATCATCTTGTTGAACAAGCGCTGATCGCGCGCGAACTCAGGATGACGCCGAATCCACTCGGCAGAGCGAGGGGTAAGCTGCGATGCTAGCGCCTCGACCGGGTCTGCGGGTTGCTGTCGCGGCGGTTCCTGCTTCGGTGCAGCCTCCATTGCCGCTTTACCGTTTTCCAGTTGCAGACGCTTGGCTTCGTTAGACGCCATTTCCTGCTGGATTTCGGCTGCACGCCCATAGTCACCTGCCTGCATCGCTTCAGCGTAGTGAGACTTCAGGATGTTGGTGTTCGTGTTGACCGTATAGATGGCGTTGTTGATCAACTGAAGGTCAGTGTCGGCCTTTTCGTTGCGCGCTGCATATTCACGGCTCTGGGCCTCATGAATGCGGCGTTCGGCGTCGATGCGAGCCTGCTTTTCAGCTTCAAGTTGCTGTTTTAGCTGCTC